GTGCGTTGCGATGTCACCAATAATATCAGCATCACCGTCAACATTCAGATCGCCGTCAATGGCGGCATCACGCTGAACGTTCAAATCACGCGCAATCTCTAGCGATGAAAACCTATTCCCCTGCACACCGGGTATAATCCCCTTGCTCTCGAAATCCGCTGCGGTAGCGCCCCGGTGAATCACGGCCACAAACCGATCAATCCCGTCGTACCAGCCTTGTTTCGAGTGGCTCCATGTCGGCGCGTCGGTCGTGAAGGCCACGGTCATCGGGGCACCGACCACGAACTTGATGTAGCAATCAGTGTCATTCCCGATCCCGGCCCATCCGGTGATCGCTTCATCACCAGTCACCACGAACAGCGACCCGCCAATTTCCACGACGGACCCGGCGGCAATCTCCGGCTCGTCGGTTGTGTCGAATTCGGTCAGGCTCAGCGCCATGAATCCGAGCCGCTGGTTCTCCAGTTGCGTGTCTCGTGTTGTTACCTGTACGATTGACATTATCTGCTCTCCCTCAGTTCAATGCCGAAGTCGAAACGCCGGCCGTTCTTTTTCGTGTTGAGTGTCTGAACGAAGTGCCCGTAGTAGGGCGCTTTGTAGGAATGATTGCCATAGAACGCGTCGATCCACAACGGGGCACCAATGCCCACCGCGAGGAACAGCGCAATGATCGCCGCCCGCTCATCCCTGGTCACGTCCCGGATCGTGTAGATATCCGAACCTAACGGCTCAACATATATCTGCTGCGTTTGCCCTTCAGGGCTCATCGACACGATCGAATTATCTACGAGCTCTTCCTTGAAATCCGCGATCGGCCGAGGCAGTTCTGAAGTCAGTCCGAGACCGACACCTCCCAGATATCCAGTCGCCGCCGCTGAAATATCGATCTCTGCATAGGTTACCAGTGCAATCGTGTCGAAGTGCTCGGCGCCGACCCCGGACTCCGGACTGGCGATCGTCACCGTTTTGAGTAATGCATCCCCGGCGTTGTACAGCCGCACCGTGATGGCGGTGAGGTTGTGATAGCCGTAGAAGAAGCAGTTGACACTTGAGGCCGCCGCAAGCGTGACCGTGATCGTGGTCGGGCTTGAAGCCATCTGATACCGCCGTCGGAGGAACGTGTGGGCGAGGTTCGTCACGGGATAGTTCAGGTTCGGGTAGGTCGTCGTAAGCGTGGCGGTCTTCACCAGATTGTCAAACAATATTTTCATAGGTCTATCCTGATTATACCATTATTCATGTACTCTGCGGTCGATTCTGCGATCCGCCGACCGTCGATGTACATTTGGATCTGTAACAGATTATTGCCCGGGTCTCGGATCTCATCGGCTATCTCCCGCGCGAATTCCCTAAGAAACGCCTGTCCTTCGGATGAATTATTCAGCATCAATTCAGCGCTGCCGTGCTCTGCAACCATCACCTCTCTACCGGAAGAAGATGTACCGGGAAGTACGATACCGCCGGTCTGGAACGCCGGGGGCTCCGGCCGTGTCTTACTGACCAGCCCAACCTGTATCGCTCCGAAAGCTGCCGCTACGGCTGCCGCAGCCGGTGCGAGTGCCGGACCGATTAACGGAATAGCGACGGTGGAAGTGTACGCGTTAAGTGCCGCTTGGAACGCCTGCGCGATCGTCATGACTAACTGAATCTTCCAACTGCTCAAGGCACCCTCATATTCCAGATGAGCCTTATCTCTGACATACTGCGCCTCAAGCGCAGCTTGGTCCGCAGCATACTGCTCCCGGATCTCCGTACGGGTGATTTCGTCTCGACGTAGCTGCGCGGTTTCTTCATCACCAGCGGCTATCGCCTCGGTGAGCTCACGCTGTAGGCGTTCGAGGGTGGTCTCTTCCGCAACACCAGCGGCTTCAAGCTCCGCCTGTAGTCGCTCATCGATTCCATCGAGCTCTGCCTCCAGCAGCCGGTCGATCTCATCAATACGCCGGTCGGTCGTGGCGCTGATAATAGCCAGGAGCAGGTTACCCAATTGTTCAACTTGATCAAACGCCAAGTCCATCGTCTCGGTGATCGCCTTCGAAAATTCCTTCGCTGCTTGATCGTCCCGAAGAACGTCTTGAAACTCGATCACCTTGTCGAGCACCTTCTGAATTGCTTCTTCACTGACTCCGGCGGAGCTTAGTGTTTCCACTACCCGCGCCCGTTCCGCTGCGGCAAGTTCTTCCTGAGATCCGGTCAGCCGGAGCAATCTATCATCATAATCTGCAAGCGCCGCATTGATTGCGTTCTGGGCTGTCGCCTGTACCCCTATTGTCAGCGCCGCTTCTTCCTGGGCGTCGCTGGCGGCTTCCGCCTCCAGGCGTCGCTTCTCCGCGATCTTCGCCTCCACCGCTGCCAGCCGTTCTTGCTCTTGAGTCAAGGCAATCACTGCCTGCTGATATTCCCGCACCTGAGCAAGCGCCTCTTCAATCGCGTCGCTGCTCAGACCTGCTGCCCGCAACTGAGCCTCAGTCCTCTGGATCTCAAGTTCGAACAGCCGCTCCTGGTCGGCCCCGACTTCTTCAGTCTTCCGTTGGTACTCCTCAATGAGCCCGAGCAACATATCCTGCGCCGCCTCACGTTCCTGTTGCGCTCGTCGTTCCCGGTCCTGTCTCTCGGTCTCAAGTCTCGCCTCGGTCTCAAGACGGCTCGCCTTCTCGCGCGCCTTCGTCTCAGCCGCTTCCTCTTCCGCCCGGAGATCCCGATATAGCGCAATCAGCTCCACCATTGTCTCAGATTGTGGTGATAGGCCCTCTGAGATCAACGCTCTAATCGCTTCCCTATAGGCGTCCTGTTGCTGGCTATTAACATCGACCTCTTCACCAAAAACCTCATACGCCGACTGCACTTCCGAGAGTTGGTCCGACAGCCCCTTCATGATTTCGGCAACGCGCTCCTCCTGGCCCGCCGCGTCGTCGAGTTGAACTACCAGTTCTCTGTATGTTTTGATAAGAGCCAAGAGCGCGGTGTTCTCCGGATCGGTGCCCTCTTCAATCAGGTTGTTTATTGCCTCCCGATAGAGCTCCGCCTTTTCGCTCACTAAATCTATCTCATCGCCAAACACCTCGTAGCGTGCCTGCAGTAATGCCAGCTCTCCCTCAAGAGTTCGCGACCGCTCGGCTATCCGGTCGTCCTCATCCAGAACAACGCCTTGCTGTCGAAACAGGTCGTCAAGCAGATTTATTCGCAGTTGGATTGCCACAAGCCGCCGCCGCTCAGCGGCTGTGAGGTCTTCGGCAGAACGGAGCAGCTCGCGCTGTTGCACGAGTAGGTCAAACTCAGCGCGTTGTGCCTGCTCGACGTTCTCCCCCCGGAGCCTCGCCAGTTCGGTTTCAAGCTGCGCCTGTTCAAGCAGTTTCATACCGAGCAGACCAGCCGCCACCCCGGTTCGTTGATACAGTTCATACAAGATTCGCAACGATCCGCTTGTGAGATCGTTTTCAATCCTTGCGAGCTGCTGTGTCACGATCGCAATTCTCTGTGCGTTCGTAAGTTCATTGACGGCGGTGATCTGTTCCCTGATTACGTCTCGCGCTTCCCTCGCCGCCTCATTCATGAGATCTTGCTCACGCCGCGTTTCGGAGAGTTTCGCCCCGAAAAAACTTACAGCACCGGCGATAAGCCCAAGCACTCCGACAACAAGTGTGATCGGTCCAAGGATCGCTCCTAGCGCTATACCTGCACCCGCGAGTGCAGTGGTCATGAACGCGATCGCACTCCCGGCGGCAAGTACTACCGGAATGCCGACGGCCATGACCCCTAGCAAAACTTGAATCGGCCCCGGAAGACCGCCGACGAACTTCATGACTTTCGTCAGTATGTCCACCAGGCCCCGTAGCACCGGCGCCACGTTGGAAACGAATGAAATCTGAGCAGACTCGGTCGCCGACTTCAGCCGGTCGAACGATCCCGCCAAGGTGTCATTCTGTATAGCGTACGCTTCGGCCGCGGCGTTGGTATCCGTTACCGCCTCGGTGTATTCCTCTACTGTTTCCCGGCCTGCTTGGATCAGCTTGATCATCGACGCTCCGGCTCGCTGGCCGAAAATCGCCATGATCTCTCCCGCCTCCAGGCCCGCCTCGCCGAGTCGCCCTATGACCTCGGCGAAACTATTCGTTGCCGGGTTCACCTCGTCGTACGCGACGCCCATTTCCTCTAGCCGCTTTACAGCTGGGCTCATGCTATTCGCCAGATCCGACATAGCACGACGCAGTGCCGTGCCGGCCGTACTCGCGTTGATACCGTTGTTGTAGAGAATCTGTAGGAGTCCAGCCGTCTCCTCGATTGAATGTCCAAGCCCAGAAGCAACAGGCCCTACCGATGACATCGAGGTCGCCAGCTTGGTCATGGTGGCCTGGCTGTTCTGTATAGCTGCGGTGAAGACGTTCGCTACCTTCCCCGCATCTTTGGCCTCTAGACTGAACTGTGATAGTGAGGAGGCGACCGCTTCAGAAGTAAACGCCAGGTCTGATCCTGTAGCACCGGCAAGATTGATTACACCTTCGAGTGCGTCGATAGACTCCGTCGCATCCATGCCCGCAGACGCCAGGTAGTAGAGAGCGTCGGCTGCCTGGCTCGCGGTGAACCTGGTGGTCTCACCCATCTCCTTGGCGGCCTCTTCCAACTGCGCAAGTTCCTCTGCCGTGGCCCCCGCCACACTCTGCACGTTGGCTAAGGATTGTTCGAAACCGGCGAAGGTGCTGACGGCCGCTTTCACCGCCATAGCTACGGCGGCAAACGCTGCGGCGCTGATGAACTTGATCTGATTGAAGCCCGTCTTCCAGTTCTTCGCTACGGTGTCACTAGCCTTCTTGCTGACCGGGCCGAGCTTATCCATGGAGAGCTGCACCTGCTTGATGTCGCCGCGCAGCTTATCCAATTGAATGCGGACCTCGCTGTAGATTGTTCCGGCATCAACGGCCACTGGGCACCACCTTATGCTTCGGTGTCTTCTTCGGCGTGTGCGTTTCCTTCCACTGGTGCAAGGCCATCCACGCGCGACGGTTAATATCATCCCGCATGAACGACGTGAAACGCCCGTCCATGTGATCCGCCGGGTTATTCCGCCCACGGTCCGCGAGCATGGCTGCCTCCAGCAGCGCCTCCTCGGTCACGTCCTGGATATCGCTCTTGTCCAAGCCCAGGGCGTAGCTCATGATCGTTGAGAGAAAGTCTATCGGCAGCAGCAGCTCGCACCACACGCGCAACGATTCGATCTCTTCCTCAAGAGCTTTTCGCGCCGGCCCCTTCGGCGTGTCCTGAAGCGTGGCCTGCAGCTCGTCGAGTTTCACCTGAGCATCGTTTACCGACTTGTCATTTTCAAACAGCCCCAGGATCTCATCGTAGGTCGGCGCTACTAAGGATGCTCTCGCAAGCTGGTGGTACCGGGATGCATACGCGTTGATCTCCGGCATAGTAGGCGCTCGGCTCATAGAGCGAACCTTATCCTCAAACGTTTTGATGAGACTGAAGTCACCGCATGCTCGGACCTGTACCTGGGTGAGCTCACGGAGCTTCACCGGCACCATGGTTCCGTAGAACGGGACAGTCAGAACTGGGTACTTAGCGTCGGCAAAATCGTCCAGCGGCGTTCGCTGTATGACGATCTGCCGGCGCCTAAATGGCTCAATGAGCCTCCGGAGGAACCCGGTCACGGGACACCTCCAGGTTACACCTCGTCGACGGCCAACGTGTTGAATGCGGCGACGCCGATCTCTTCATCGAACGTGTCCGGCCAGGTAACATCTGCTGGCGTAGTGTACGGTGTACCGACTACGTTGTAGGTCTGATCGGTGAACGCATCTCCCTGCGGTTCCTCACCAACGGTGAGTTGGCAATTCCGATAGGTCTTCTGGATGTACCCCACCAGGTCGGCTTCCTTGTTGGCCCCTTCAACGTATTTCGACTGAAACGCCTCGATCATGAAACTGATCTTCTTGCTGGATGATGTCGGCCGCTCATACGTTTCGTTTACCTCGTCGTATACCCCGCCCTCGAACGCCATCAGCTCTAGATCTCGCGCTGTGTCGATGATCGTGCCGGTCATACCTTTACGATATCCTGAGCGAATTACGTCAGTGTCGAGCCCGTTCGCGTCGGTCGTAGTCTGCGTCTGGTCTTCTTTCTGCGTCGGTTCGGTGTTGAAGCTGCGAACGGTGTCGCTCTTGATGATCTTCAGCCCCTTACCTTGGCCGAATAGTACGATCTCGGCGCACTCTCCGTAGGCCTGCCAGTACTCGCCACTCGTCGGTACGCCGTTAAGTCGACCCGTGGTAGCGTCTTTGGTAAATGTCCAGTCTGCCGAGATAGCAGTAAGCGCCGTCACCATCTCATCCACCGTGACCGCCGCCGGATCTATCGCCGCCGACAGGTCGACATTCAGCTCTTCCAGCGTAGTGTTGTCGATCTTCAGGTTCAGAGCTACCGCCCCGATTGAGTCGACACTTGAAAAGTCGAACGGTCCCGCCCCGCCCCTGATGTACCCAGCTCCGGACCCGCCCGCAACCGCGGTCGCGACCGGAAGCGACATGTCGTCATTCAGCGGGATCAACCTCAGGATCGGTAGTCCGTAGGCAAACCGCGCTCCACTTCTGATAGACATAGTTCCTCCTCAGAACAACAGGCCTGGCAGCAGGAAAAGTCGCTCCATGCTGATCGTACCATCGTCGTTCCCGTCTGTTATGTCAGTCCACTCCTGAGTCATCTCCACTCTGAAGTGAACCCCCTCGTCCGTATCACCCTCATATCCTGAGAGCAGGTCCGGCAATTTATTAAACACATAATCCTCCAGCCACTTCTGCTGGTCCGGCTTCATGTGCACGATCACCCGAAGCATCCTGCCCTGCCAAGTTCGCTCCGGCTTGATCACTATGTAAGGCGCCGCAGGAAGACGCGCGGTACCGTACTGCACCACGTTCGTAATCTGCCCCGTCTGCACCTGCTCTACCACCGATTGAACAGTCACGCGCTACTCCCGAAATGGCGCCTGACCGCCGCGATCATAGCCATGGCGTATGCCTCCACTAGCGGCCGGATAGCCTCGTTCCGCCGGTTATTTGCCAGTTCCAAATAGACCCCATAGTCAATACCGTGCGACATTCGCCACCCGACCGAATCGCCGTCCATGAAGGCCCGCGTAAACATCCGCGCTGCGGCTTGACCGGTCTGATTCGTCCAGTACTCTCCGCGCATTCCGCTTACGGCGGGTTGCTGCGCCCGGAACCTTTGAATAGCGGCGGCGGCGTACGAAAGACTTAGCGCGTATAGATACGCGCGCCGCCTGTCGTAGATACCCCGAATCCTCCCGACTACTTTGCTGATATCGCCTGACGTGCTCAAGGGTCTCCTCCATCTCTATAGTCGTAGCCCCGCGTATTAACTGATCAGCCTCCAAGCTCCCTGCCAGCTGCGCGATTGCGCTTACCGCCTGCTCCGGCGTCAACACCGCTTCCTTTGGAAACGGGTTTAGGATGTAGGCCGCGGGCCTTGTCGGATCGCCTTGACCTACAACCGGCACTTTCATGTAGTCACCTCAATAGCCTCGGCCTTCTGGAGCCTAGCCTGTTTTCCTACGACGCCGCCAAACCGGTAGATTTCTACCACCGGTCCCACGACCCATGTAAAATCGAGATATCCCAGTCGATCCCCTTCCTGCATATCTGCGTCCCAAGCCCCGAGTAAAAACTGTACATCCTGGGTCCCAACTCCCGCGCTCGTTGCTTCGTGACCCGCCACCTTCTGCGCACCGTAGGGCAGCGGCGCGATCCGCCCTCTGCTCTCCCGCACTGTCCGCACACCGTAGGGATCCGGCACCATCACGCCGGCGCCGTTATCCACCAGCGGCGCCCGGGACAGCCGCAGCTCAACCGGGTTGTCCTCGATGGTCTGCAGTATCCCCTGGCGCGCCTGGTTCAAAGCTACCTGGTGGGAGATCACAGCAGGCCCCCGGCTATCTGCGGGTCTGCAGTGTGGCCCACCCGCCCGCTTACGTTATCGCTATCCTCCGCCACAGCCGCCTCACAATCCTCCGCTAGTCGGCGATAGTATTCATGCATCTGACGTAGTGACGTAAAGGCTGACTGGTCGCCACCCATCGAGGTGCTGGCGAGTTGCATATCCGCGCCGAGCTTAGTCGCGATCAGTCGCAGTACTCGACACCTGGCAACATCCGCCCCTAGAGCATCGATCAGACTTGATATCTTCACATCCGAGATCCGGATGCGCTGCGTCTCGTAATCGTCGGAGCTTGCGCCCGTCTCCTTGTGAGTGGACAGGTACTTCTTGACGTCCACCTGGTAGTAGCAGGTCTGTTGCGTCGGCACGGCCGGAAGATTGGCGGCTGCGGCTACCTCAGTGATCAACACGAATCCCGGGGGATCGTTCACGAGTAGCCGTAGGTCTGTAATCTCCGTCCTGGTCGCCATTCATCCCCTCACAAAAAGACCCAAGCGACGGACAACACGCCGGCCGCCTGGGCCAAAATCT